GTTGATGTCTTCTGCCGCGATGCCCCACATACCGGGCGCAACCGGACCGCCCGGGAACCTTCCTTCCGGCGTAGCCCGCTTTCCGTCAAGCGCTGCGTGGCTTGATCGGGTCCGGCTGTCCAGGGCAGCATCCCACACCCGAACTACGTCAACGCCCTTGTCTACCGCCGCCTGCGATGCTGCAAGGTTGCCAAGCTCCCGCGCCCGGTGCGCCTCGGTCCTGACAATCCGCATGGCGTCCGCCGTCGAGGTGGCCATGGCTGCCCGCACGTCGCGCATCATAGCCGGCATCGACGCGCCACGGATGAGCCCTTGTCTGACCGCCCGCCGTATGCGCGTCAGGTTGTTCTTCACAAGCTCGCGCTGTGAAAGCTCTCCCAAAGGAGATGCCACCGCAGCAAGGGCCTGCTTGGTCGGGATTTGGCCCCACCCGAGACTTACCCGCAATTCCTGGTCATAGCTCCACGCTTTACGGTAAAACGCCTCTTCGTACTGCGCCGGCGAAAGCCTCCGTAGCGTAGCGTTTATCTCGTTGCTGTGTGGCCCCAGAATCTCGGCCAGCCGTTGGTCAAGTCGAGTCAACCGGTTGTACCGCGTCATCTCCGCATGCGTCAGAACACCGTTGACCGCATACCGGTCATACAACGACGCCAGTTCATCACGCACTTCTTTCAGCGCAGCGCGGTATTCGCTTACGAGAGCTCGCATGTAGCGATCCTCGTGCGCAATCGCCCTACTGGTTGACTGGATCTGTCGATCTCGTAGGCTCATTCAGCATCAGCGCGGCCTGCGCGGTTTCGTCTGACGAGAAGGCTTCAACCTCTGTCTGCGGGTCGTCAATAAAACTCACCAGACGGTAAGCCGTCTCACGGCTCACCCTGCCAAGCAATTCACCAAGCGTTTTCGCCTCGCTCATCAAGTCCTTCGGAAAGTTCCGTGTGAACACGAAGTCAAGGTCAAGGTAGTCAATGTCCGCCGTGCGCCATTCCCGCCACTTATCGGTGACCATGCGGTACTGCTCCCTAAGTGCTTTCTTGAACTTGCGTTCGGTGACCTTGCAACTGTTCTCAAGATTCAGGAGCGCCACCTGCCAGCCGATGACCCGCAGATCCCCGCCGTAGTCCTTGCTCAAATCGATGGACTTGCCAAACTGGTAGATGTTTGTGCGAAGCTCATCAAGGATAATTTTGACGCCCTCAACCGCCATGTCCTTTGTGATGAATTGTGCCGACCCGTCCTTGTCGGTCGGAATAATGCCGGTCTGCTCGAACCTCCGCAGCATCGCGTCGTCGATCGTGCCGCCGATGCCCTTGACCAGCATGTACGCAAGCCGGAACTGCTCTACCTCGCTCACCGTTGCCGATATGATCGTGTCGTATGCGTCGATCAGATCCAGAACCTTTTCTGCTTCTCCCAGCCCCTCCTCGTTGTTCTTGAAATCGATGATGGGCACGCCGTTGAATGAGTGCGGGGCAGGAGGGGCTATCATCGCGTAGTTGCCCCGACCGTCGTCCATGTAGGTAGTAAAAGTCGACTGGTCGTACCACTCGACTTTCGTCCGCTCGGTGATGCTGCTGTTCTGGCCGCTGTACGTCGTGTCTCTGACCTTCCAGTACCGCATGGCGTAGGTCACCTCATCCAGCGACCCGTCACGGTACACCACGGTTTCACTTGCGGGCAGCTGCTTGACCCGGATCTCGTTGCGGCCCATCGGCACATACAGAAGCCGGTATCCGCAGCCGGTCATCGCGGCCCGCTTCACCATCTCGCTGTTCTGATCAACCGCGTCGTTCAACGTCTGGAAGTCGTGCAATGCCGCGCGGTCACGCTCTGGATACTCCTTTGGCAACTCTACCGACACCTCGTTGCCCATATAGCCTTGCTTGGTGTCAATGATGTCACCGTAAAAGTCATTAGGAACGCGCTCGTCAACCTTTTGCGGATTGGCAACCCGGTGCGTCTGTACGCGCAGCCCCTCCTGGTTGTACCGCTCCTCGAGCTGGCCCGCGATTCTCCCACGTCCCTTCGGTGCCCGCTGTTCCCCCACAAGATCACGCAGCATGTTCGAGGTAAGTTGCGCCTCGTTGACTTGCAGCTGTTCTATGATGTCATTCGTCTGCACTACCAAACCCTTCTTGTAGCTATCACTTCTGGCACCCTCGGATTGTCGAGTTCCATGACCATGTACCGCACCGTGTCAGGACAATGGTCATCAACCTTTAGCGGCTCTTCCTTCTGTGGCTTGCCGTCGATGTTCGGCTGCCACCGGTAGGCTTCCATTTCCCGTATCGTGTTCTCACAAGTTCGGAATACCATGAGACGAGGCTTACCGTGCTTCTGGACCACAAGGCGCTCGGCTACCTTCTGGATGCCGAGCTCCACTTCCTTCTGGGCGGCCCGTGTCCAGATGCCAAGGTTGTTGAGTTCCGCTCGCCCCTGTGCATCATGGTCAGCTGTGGTCCACTTGGCAGGAGCCTTACGCCGCTTGATGGCATCTGCATGCCCGGCTATCAACGTCTGCGACTTATAGTGCTCGTCTATGATATACAGCCGGCCGTCTTCATCCAGCGCGCCCCATAGACAGACAAACGGATTCTGGAATCCGAAGTCTACGCCCCTGATGCGCTCCCACGAATCCGGGATAGCAAACGGGTCAACAACATGAATGTCACGGTTCCAGTTCTCATAGACCGCGCCTTCCGCCGCAACCCATAGACCCTTAATTTTTCTGTCGTACCACATGCCCTTGGGCATCGTGGCCTTCAGATTCTCTACGTACTCGGGTTCAAGAAATGTGTTGTCTTCAAGCTCAAAGTGCCACGCCTTGATCCGAAGCCGCCCCGACTTGAGCAAATCCCCCGAATGGTCGATATAGTCGACCTTGACCGGATGCCCCGGATAATCCGGGTTGGTATCCCATAGCGCAACGGCGTCATCGCCACTCACTCTGGCAAAACACTCGGCTATGGTATTCGGGTGTTGTAGCGTCACCTCATTGGCATACCATAGATGCGCCGTCATGCCGGTAACGGCCTTGTATGAGTCGGCATTATCGGCCCCGAAACAATGCACTGTGTTCCCAAACAACCGAAACTTGCCCTTGTTGTCGAGCTTGATTGTTGAATCAAGCATGTTGCTCAACGGCTCGACAACGTTCCGCTCAACAGATCCAAGCGTGTGCCCCGTTAGAATGCCGTGTATCCCTCGGCCATACCGACTCCCAAGCTCGGTCATGAATATAAAGTTGTCAACAAACGTTTTCCCGCTTCTTACTGCCCCCTCAAGTATCGTCAGTTTCGGCCGGTGCTTCAGGGTGTATTTCGCCACCAGCCTCTGCTTCTGATTCAGAATCGGCTTCATTCAATAGCTCTCGCGCAAGGTCTATCCAGGCCGCCTCGTTTGCGTTATGCGTCTCTATGCTCTGCTTCGGCTTGCCGTCAAACCGATCTATCAAATCTCGCATTGCCACCCCATCCCCGGTAGCGTATGCGTCGCCCAGGTACTTCTCGACCATCATTTCCGCAACGGTTTGTTTTTCTCCATCGGGGACGGTTTCAAGTTTGTTTCTGATAATCGAAACGATGCTGAACTTTGGTCGCCCTGGTCCGCCCTTCCACCCAGGAAGGAAGCGTCCCAGCTCATCGCGTTCGGCATCGTCCATTCCATTTGGTTCCATTTTGCTTGGTTTGACAGCGGCGGGAGTCGAACCCGCTATCTCAGGGATATGAACCCTGTATGGTTATCCGTTCCACTCCGCTGCTACGTAAAAATGCCCCGACCAACGCCGGGGCTCGTGCTATTGTGTGTCCTGAGGATCGCGTTTACTCAGGCTTTCTACATAGTATCCGTTGAATACTCTAAAATCTCTATACGTGTTTTGCCATCAGTCTGTCTTTGTTCAGTTGCCAATAACATGAGTAAATCGCCATGTCCGCAAGCCTGCAATAGAACTCTGTCCGGTATCCAGCCGGAGCAGTTGATATTACAAGCCACGCTTCCTGCATCATGTCCTCCTGGTTCTCTGGTTTCCGCGAATGGCGTCTGGCGGCCCGTGCTATGTGCGAGCGCAGGACGCGATTGCCGTATACCTCAAGAAACTCACCAGCAGTCATCGCAGCCCCCATTAGTC